TGATAAAACTTGACCTATTCATGCCTGATGTTAATGATTACTACCGACAACTTGCCATACGAACCGGCTGTGCCGAATTTTCGCACAATGTAATTGCAAAGGGGTGGATAAAAATAGGTTGGTGCGGTACTGATAAAGGACTTCGTAAGATAGCAGATTGTATAGAGATAAAGACTCCTGATGGTAAAAGCAAGTGGAAATGTATTGCCGAGAATCCAGAACTTCCGCCTGTATGGCAGTCGGAAAAGGAGTTTTTTGAATGGCTTGGAATAAAATATGTAGAACCGGAAGAAAGGAATTTATAACATATGCAGGACAAAATTACGGACGAAACCATCAAGGCATGGTCAAAAAAAATTCATAAGGTCTGCGAGGATATATTAGCGCCTTATGGATATAAGACTGAATTAGTGAATTCAGAGCCTTGCAGTGTGAGCAACCTTGCGTTGCTTACAGAAGCAAGGATAAAGAAGACAGCAATGGAACTGCTTACAGTGCAGAAGAAGTTTCTTGTCAAGCTTGCAACGCAGCTTGAAGAAAAAGGTATTGACAAGGAAGATATAAATAAAATTTTTCTTCCATGAAAATAGTATTAAAATTTCTTTCGGCATTACTCAAATCTCTACTGTTACCTGCTGCACTGGTAGTAGATTTGTATGACATGTTCTTAAATAAAGATGTTGATACTTCTAAGAACTTAATACAGTCAATTATTGATGATTTGAAATTATGAAACAAAGAATTAGTAAAATACTGTGGGATTTTGCTCAATGTAAACAAAGATTCAGCAACCATGAGAAATCTATTAGTTTCATTTTCTGGAGGTGAAACATCTGCATTCATGGCTCAATGGCTTAAAAGACACTACCAAAAATTTGGCTATGAAAATATTGTATTTGTTTTTGCAAACACAGGCCTGGAAAATGAAGAGACATTGATATTTGTTAAAAAATGCGATGAATATTGGAATTTAAAAGTCCATTGGGTAGAAGCTCTTGTTTATTCAGAAGCAAGAAAATCTTCAGGATACTATTTAACAAATTTTGCAGACGCTTCAAGAAACGGTGAACCATTTGAAGCAGTCATAAAAAAATACGGTATACCAAATCAGTCTTACCCACATTGTACAAGAGAACTTAAACAAAATCCAATTAAAGCATTCGGTAAAGATTATTTCAACGGCCAAAAATATCATACAGCTATTGGTATTAGATTAGATGAAGCTGATAGAATTAACCCAAATGCAAAAGAATTGGGTTTTATATATCCTTTAATCAATAGGAATATGATACCGGTTAATAAGCAAATGGTCAATTTTTTCTGGCGTACAATGCCTTTTAGATTAAATCTAAAAAGTTACCAAGGAAACTGCATAACATGTTGGAAAAAATCAGATAAAAAACTTTACCAAATAGCGAAAGAAAATCCAGAAGCATTTAAATTTATGGACATAATGGAAACTAAATATCCAAGAGTGGGGTCTGAATTTACAAAAGACCCTAACGCAAAAGATAGAGTATTTTTCAGAAATAATAGAAGTACAAAGCAAATATTAAAAGAAGCAGATAATTGGCATGGCAAAATAAAAAATGATGCAGATGACTACATTTTTCAAATGGATTTACTTGGTGGTGAAAACTGCGAAATTTTTTCCGAGTGTGGTTAAAAAATAGCAGCCAATATCAACGCAGCGAATAATATTACCCTTTGCAATTTTAACTGCTTAATTTCTTTATCTTTATTTTCAATTTTTTCATTTGATAAAGCAAGTGCACCGCTAAGGCTCTCAATACCTTTTTTTTGTTCTTCTATTATTCGCTCGCCAATTTGCACCTGCTGCTTCAGGTTATCAATATTGCCTTGCTGTAACTCTATTATTCTGTCCTGAACATTCACAACGCTGTCGCAGCTGTGAATAATTGTAACCATCTTCTCTATCTTGCACTTTTCAACAAATAGGCTTTGCCCGGAAGCAGATAGAGGTAGAAAAAATAAAGCAATAACTATCGGTCGCATACGATTGAATTTAAAACACTATCAATATCAGTGTTACGGATAATAGATTTGGTAAGGCGATTGTACCGCTGTCGTGTCTTTCTGAGTTCTTCCTTTATTTGCTCAATCTCATGCACTCGGTAAGCATACAGCTGTTGCAAGTTCCCTAATTCGTTGCGCAGTGAATCAATTTTTTTTAAATCGTACTTCACAACTACATACTCAACGGGCTTCTTCTGCTCTTTAACATAGTAGCCGAGGCAGAAGCTAACCAGCATCAGCAGTATCTTTCTTAGTGCTCTTGTGCTCATATTTTTTTAGATATTTAATTCCTGCAATCGCTGCTACGCTGAATAGCAAAGCAAACCAGTACTCTTCCGGAAAAACATTTACTTCGGTCTTGCGGTTCACTTCAGCCTCGAATGATAGGTAAAAAACTAACATTATCAATCCTTTTGCAAGCTCATCAATTTGCAGTACGCCGTTGCCGCCTTTCAATGCTTGAAATATTTCACGACGGTAGATGAGGCTTAACCCTATCAGCAGCAAATCCCAGCGTTTTTCAACCAAAAAAAGCAGAAGCTCTTTCATGATTTTATCACAAGCGTGAACTCATCAGGTAGGTTATCCACCATCCACTGCAATTTTTTACCACTTTGAATAGCATCAGGAATACCATCTTTGTCAATATCGTGAAACCGAGAAGCAACACCGATGCAGCCTTTTAAATCTTTTACATACGTAATACGATGAATCAAAATGCCACTGCGCTCCGGTACATCATGCACTCTAAAGTGCCAGTAATCTCTGGGCTTTCTTTTGTCCCCATCAAATTGCGGTATCGGCGCTTCTTTTGTCACCTTGTAACTGCCTTCCGGAATGCAACTTATGGCTCGTTTATTGTCTTTCCACGGCAGTTCCAGTGTCAGCGCAATGGTTTTATCGCCATCAATTAACGACCCGATGGTGTAATCTTTGAAATATTTTCTAATCAATGTAATCGTCTTCATTCTCTTTCTTTTTTTTGATGTTTCTTTCAATTATCTGTGCCAGTTCCTGCTCTTTTTTCATGCGTTCAAGCTCAAGAACTCTTTTCTTTTCCTTCAGCACTCGTGATTCGTTGATGTATTTTCTGATAAGATAATAAGTTGAAATCACCACACCGATGGCAGCAAGTATTCTTACCACCATGTCGAAGATGTTTAAAAAAGAAATCACTGACAGGATAATGTCAATCACTGCCAGGAATTTACCGTGTATTTTTTCGATGCTCATTTGAGTTTGAGTTTATCTTCATATTTTGGATTTTCGTTCGGCTCTTCAGGTGCGGGTAGAATATCAATCGCTTCCTGATATTTTTTTACCTTTTCAGCAAGCAATATATCAGCTTGCTCCCTAGCTTTCTTTTCTTCCTGCCTTACATAAGAACCTTTTAGCAAGGCTTTAATGTAAGAAAGAACGGTAAACTCAAATGCTTCCTTACCGCCAACGCTCTCAACAAGCGTGTCATCTACTTCGATGCCTTTTTCAAATAGTATCATAGCTTTATTGTTTAAAAGATGGAACCATATTTTTCTTCTCTTAAGTTGTTTACACGCTGCCTGAAATTATTTATCTGCGAAACCGAATAGCCAGTCCAGTCATAGACTAACACCATAACAAGCTGACTAACAGCAGATGCGTTATCAGTTTCTAATATACGAAAATCTACACCTGCTGTTTCTGAACCAGTTACATTTGATGTTGCCAATGTCGCTACACTTGATGTATTTGCAAATAATTCAAGACGAGGATTGTTTCCGCTACCGTAAGATACTAAATCAATAGCATGAATAGTATTATTCAATGAAACTATACCATTAGCGCTTCCCCAAGCAGTTTCAGTGTTGGAAGAATTTCTAAAAATATGTCTTACTGCACCGCTTGTGTTAACCAATAACCACATCTTATTTGCTTCATTACCAAGATGTTTTAGAATGTATCCAGTACCATTAGCGTTTCTGCTGAATAAAGTAAATATTCCAGATGGCTGCTGTCTTAATATAGGGTTCCAGCCTTTTGAAGCTGCATTTAGTAAATTACTCCATTTGGTGTTTCCACTATTTTGCATAGCATTAAACCCGCCGCCTATTGATACAAGCTGTGCCCTACGTGGTGCAGAGGCACCTATTATTGAATTTCCAGTACCAGACCTATCGTCAATGCTTACAATATCACTACCAGATAATGTAATGCCAAAGTCTGTTTCGCACCACATAATAAAGCCAGGAATAGAGGCAAACGTTTCTTTGCCTTCTATTCTAACACCTTTCATATGTGCGGCCTTAACTTGCGTCATAATTAAGTTGGATATGGTGTATAGAAAATCTTTGCGTGTACGTTAACTTTAAACGCATATGCTGGCGATACAGTATTGTTTGTAAATCTAAAATCTATCGTCTTGTTGGTGTCGTTACCAATAATATCCATAACAAATGTTCCAGCTGTTCTCCTTGCAACAGTTATTGATTGCATACCAACTTCTGATACTGTACCAGACCTACGTCTTATTGTGTGGGATATGTTGCCACCACCTGCATTTCCGGCAGAAGCCTCGGCTGCTGTCCAGCTTATCTCTACATTTGCGACAGTGTTATCTTGAATCGCAAAGCTACCAATCACAGTTTGACCATTTACGGTTGCAGTTACCTGCGTTTCAAAGTTTATCTCAAGCAATGTAGCATTTGCCATTGCAAGCTCTCTTGCCACCCTTGCTCTTACTCTATAGTTGTTGTTAGTAGATTGAAATTCAAGAAAATTATTACCAGTTGTGCCAAAAATATAAGCAAGGCTTAGGTTATCTAAAAATTCCAACTTCGCATTTCCTGAAGCTATACCAGAAGGAACTTTAATGTAGTGGCTATTACCGCCAACCTCAAACACTTGGTCGTTTCTGAATCTTGCGATTACATTGTTACTAAGGTTTTTGAGAACAAAACAGTAGGTAAGATTGCTATCATCAGTGCCGATGATTTCCCAAGCTGCTGTAATAGTTGCGGGCTGTGTCTTGAAAAATTCCCAACTACTGCTTGCACCGTGGTCTATCTGCCAGGTGTTGGCAGCAATTTTTACCATGTCAATATAATCGTTTAACTTCCTGATTGTCAGGTTATTATCAGTTGAATGCAGGGTTACACCTGTTGCGGGTGTAAGCGTTACCAATCCACTGCCCCTTCTGCGGTGCCTGATGCGTGTACCAATTGGAAAGTTAATGGTGCTATCGTTGGGAATGGTTACAGTAACATTTGAGTTGCTTGTGTATTGAATACTTTTACCTGCATCGGATAGAGCAAAGGTATGCGATGTGCCGGATTCTGTTACAAAGTCAAATAGCCAATTGTAGAACAAACCAAGCAATCTTCTTGCTTCATAAAACCACCACAGCGCACGAGGTGTGGCTATTCTTGTATGGTCAGCACCTGATGCAGAGGTTGCATTGCCAGCGGTTTCACTGATGGTTTGGGTTGCTAATTGACCGCCTCCGATAGCTGTTTCAGTTGCCTGCGGAAATGGTAAGTTCCTGAATTGAGAACCATCATATCGTATTATTTCACCTGCTTGCGGTGAAGTTATCTGCACATCGGCAAGCTGATTAAATGTATAGTCTCCTTCTTGTGCAGATACATCACCGGTTCGACCGAATACTGAATTTACGGCCCCACCACCGCCACCTCCTCCACCACTTCCACCGCTGATAAGCTGATAGGTGTTATTCTTAAATACCAGAATGGCAACTGAATTAGCTTTTATCTGGCCGTTTGTCAAGTCAATATTACCCACCTTAATTGGATACTGCCCGAAGCCTTGTACAATCAAAGTAGAAGGCCCTGTATTTGCATTCTGAAAGTAAACAATAAAGATAGGGTTCGGGCTATTGGTATTAACGCTTGTAGTAGTAGTGTATGTATTGGTGCCGGTAGCCTCAAGCAAAAAACTCTCGTGCGCATGTTCTTTCAAAAACATCAGCGAATCGCCAACGGCTTGCGCAAATTGCCGCATCTTCTCTTCGGTTATCTCTCTTGAGGTGTTATCCTTGAAGATACCGTTGAAGGTTGCGAATAACTGCAGGAAAGTGTTCTTATCAAGCGTCATAGCCCAGTGAGTAACCTATTGTAAATCCAGGCTGGATGTCCAGCTCATCAAAGTTAACGATTAAAGTAATATCAGCCTCGCCCTTGAAGGGGTTGAAGCTTAGAACTTTTAAAAATCCTTTTAATTCAGAGCCTGCCACGGCAAACATTTTATGCCTGCCGGACTGCTTAATGGCCCGAAAAAGCTCGAAATCCATGAAGCATTTGCCGCTTAGTTCCCATGCCGAGAAGAAACGGCCATCGTAGTTGTCAATTACCAAAGAGCTTGAACCTTTTAAACTTTTTATTTGAAAATTTTTCTTAGCTGTCTGGAAAATTTTTTGAAGCCGGTTGAAATTCTTGTGTGGTCTTAAGTTTAAATTGTAAGACCCAATATTTGGCGGCTGCCCATTTTGCGTCTCAATGATAAAAATATCTTCATCGTAGCTCCAATCTTTTTCCGGGTCAATTGACAACCGCCTACCTTCTTCGATAACAAGTTGCTCACTAACAAAATCTGAAACAAGGTTAAGCGTCGAGCCTATATTTTTGTTCGCATTTGTTGCAACAAAGCTGCCACCGGTTCGCAATCCTGGCAATGAGCTTTCATACTTAGAATATCCTATTTCAACAGTGCTTATGTATTTTTGCAAATTTAACTTTAATGAAGGCTTCTCACGGAATACGATTTCGGCAAATACCTCATTATCGTACAGCGTTGCTACGTCAACGATGCGGATGAGCTGCTCGTCATAAGTTAGACCGATAGGAAATATCTTTGCAAGGTTATTAAATAGCTTATCGAATGAAACTGCAAATGGCTTGCTCTGCGGTATTCTAATCTGACGTCCTCGCATTATACGTGCATTAAATTGGTAGTCTATTTGCGGAAGTTGTGAATTGCAACCATAAATAGTTCTTCTTAAAGCCTCTTCAACTGTCAGTGATTCACGAGATAGCCAGTAGTATTGCGTTCTTGCTTCTACCTCAAAGTTTGTACCTTGAAAGACTTGAAAGAAACTACCATTGTAAAAGTTAAAGTTTCTGGAAATTCCACCCAATCTAACAAGAACCATGTATAGGTATATTTTATCGCCTGGATTACAGTTGACTTCATAGTTGTTGAAATTGAAATCTGCGTTTATTACACCTAAGACATCGTTAAATGTCGAACCTACCTGAATGGGTGCTTGTGCATTAACCTTTATGAAGCAACTTAGAATATAAGTACTTCCAGGCTGTGTGAATATTATTCTTGCACTGATTTTATTTTTGAAGATATATTTACCGGCATACTTCACATTGATAAAATACTTTTCTACTTCAAAAGGTGGCAACTCGCTAATATTCATTCCATAGTTAAAGACCTCTTCGATATTGTTCTCTGCCGGTTCATAGTTTACCATCAAATAGAGTGTATTATTAGTAAGATTTGAATAGGCAGAACGTAATTCTTTTAACACTTTGAAATTGTATATTATTTCAATCGGCGGCAAATCAATCTGAGAAACAACTGTATTAAGCTGCTGACCATCTAATCCTAAAGCAGTAGCAGGCGTAATATCAAACTCAACACTTTTACGCTGTATCAACTTGCTCCATACATCTGTCTTCTTTATTCCACACTTTACACGAAGCAGGTTATTAAAATATGTTATCTCAGCGCTCGCAAGTTCAAGCAGGCCGGTAAGTACAAGCTCATCGTTAAGGTATATTTGAATACTATGACTACCATCTATGTCTTGGTTAATTAAATGCAGTATGTATTCTGCATCATCGCCAACGAATACTGGCTCGAAGTTTGAGAAAAATATAACACCATGGTAATCATTATGCCGCTCAAGGTCAAGGGTAAAATCTTCCCAGCCAATAACATTTTTTAGGTTATTGCCATTCACTACGAACTTAATCTCAAGCGGATTAAGCACCATCGGCAGTAATATTTAGCGTAACTACTGTTACAGTTGTTCCAGAAGTTACATTGTCATCGTCAATAATTAAGTCAGCACCTGATTCACCGACAGAGAAGTCTCTGACATAAGTGCCGTTGGAAGACTTCATGCGAGCCCAACCTGCTACACCTGAAGCAACTGCAACAGCCGACCAAGTGCCGTTTTTTGACGCAACACCACCAGAAGCTGCACTGAATGCAGGGTTCGGGATGTTAATACTTACCAGCAGCGTACCGGTAGCAGCGTTGTTAGCAGATGCAGGCTGTGCACCTGTACGGATTTCAAGCGTACCGCCATTGAAGACCGCAAGCGAATCATTGAGCTGCTTGTTTCTTAGAGCTGTATTTTTCTTTATCATGGTATATTGAATTTAAAACTGTTTTTCAAAGTAAGCCAAACTTGAAGTAAATAGTTCGGGTATTTGTTGTTTAATTGACTTATCTCAAGGTTTTCTTCTTGAACCACATCAGCGCCCTCAACTTTGATTTCGTTCATCATAAATATTTTTTTAATTAAAACCATAAAGAAAGCAGGCACCGGTTCAATCACTAGTAGTTGCTGCTCCTTCATTGTATTGGTAAGCTGAACAACCGTACCGCTGTTGAATTCCGAGCTCTCAATTGTCTCTTTAAACCTACGATGGAAAAAGGAAGCCTCGAGCCTAAGATTGAAGGCGTTGTAAAAGTAAGTCCCGAAAATAGGCCTGTCGTTGCGGTATGTTATCAGTACATACCTATCACTTTTTGGAACTATCTTCTGCTGCGATTTGAGTATTACCTTCTTCATGATATATTAGTACATTGACCTGTTTCATTCTGTATGATTCCATTGATAACTATATACTTAATTCCAAAAACACCTTCTGCTATGATGCCAGTAAAAGTAAATGCAGTCGTAAGGGCTGCATCTGTGTACAGCTGTGTGCCAAAAACTAAATCACCTTGCCAATACAGTACTGTTGACATAGTGCATTCGTTTGGTTCAAGACCGAAAATTCGCTGATTGATGCTTATTATGCTTGAAGTAATCTCTTCACTTCCTTCAGTAAGGTTACCACTCAACAGAATGTCGTCCGTCAGGCTTATCAGCGATTCGATACTTTCACCTCCTTCAACAATATTTCCATCAACCTCGATGTATTCGATTTCAACCTCGAGCTCAAAGCATCCATTGACAAGGCCATATGTCTGCGGCTGGAATGAAGTGGTATAAACAATGTTATTACCTTCGATTGTTTTTATAAATGTCTGCGTAAATGTGTTACTGCCTTGCTTAATAAATAGCCTTGCTACGTATTCGATTGTATCGGTAAACTGTACATAAATCAAATCATCAACGTACCAGCACTGCACGAAGTCCTCATCCTTCATGTAATCTGGCAGTACGTCAGGCCCTTTATCTGGGTCGTAAAATCTTACCGGGCAAAGTTCTGAAACCTTCATCCAAATATGGATTTGCGTTTAATTATCCTATTTCCATTGCTGCTGCTTATGACCTCGTACAAGGTAGTGCCGTTCTTGATATAATTCGGCGCTGTCTTGTACATGGCTTCTACCAGTTCACGGTTGCCCTGCATGACAATTTCTTTCAGTGATACAAAGTTATCACGTTTCGCAAACTCTTGTTTTGCAAGTATATCCATCGTGCGCTCGGTCGGGATAACTTCCGTTCCCTTCGGTAAGTTAACGAGCGTTGGCACTCCAGGCGACAAGGCTACTTTATTGCCCTTCCGTATCAGTTCAGGGCCTTCTTCACCAACGATAGCAAGGCCGCCAGGCGCACTGCTTGTACCTTTTTTAAACTGAGGTATCGGCTGTGCAACGATTGCCGCAACTTGTGCTGCTCCCATCGCAGCCACGAAAGCTGCCAATATCGGGTTGGCTAATACTTTGGTAACTTGAACAGCTGTATTTATTATTGCATTAAACACAGCCATTGCCTTCTCAATCTTAGCCTGCTGCTGTCTTTCACGCTTGCGCTTAGCTTCTAACTTCTCACGCTCAAGTTCTGCACGCTGCTGGATAGCTTGCTTTGCGGCTTCGTTATTGCCGGCAAGCAGCAATTCACGCTTCGCATTCTCATCTACCTTAGCAATCTCGGCATCGAGTGCTGCAATACGTTTATCAGAAAGAGACTTAAAGAGTGCGCCAACGTTCGAGGTAAATTGATTGTATAACTCTTGTATTTTTTCGAGCGTCTGTTCTACTTTTTCAACTGTCTTCTCTTCATTGCTCTGTATCTGCTCAAATATCGCATCGTTCAGTTGCTTGCGTAGTTCATATAGTTTTTTCTCAACATCCTCACGCTCTGAAGCTGTCAACTGCTCAAATCCAAGAAGTTTCTCCAAGCCTTCAATCTGCTTGGCAAGTACATCGTCAACCATTGACTTCTTGACGTCTGCAATTCGCTTCTCTGCTTCTGCACGTGTTATTTCACCACGTATCGCAGCGTCTTGAATGGCTTTTACTTCTGTATCAATGCGCTTCTGAAGCTCAATAACAGCCTGCTCATTTACTTTTTTTATAGCTTCAATCTTGGCAAGCCTATCTTTTTCAATTCTTGCGTCCTCTTTCTTTTGAATCTCTTCTTGCAGACCTGTTATTTGAGAAGTTAGCATTTTTTGTGCTTGGAATCTTTCTGTCTGCAAGTTAATAAGTTCGGCTTCCCTTTGAGCAGCTGCTTCATTGGCAGCTTTATCATTCTCAAACAAATCATCACGTTCTTTTAGTATTTTATTTTCTATTTCTTTAATCTCAATACGCTTATCATATAGCTTCTGAAGAGCTGCTTCAGCCTTTAATAATGCCTGCAATCTCTGTTCATCAGTCTTTGTTTTATCCGCAGCAGCTTCACGATTTTCTGCAATTTCTTGGTTGAGTTCAGCTTCTTCTTTCAAGAATTGCCGTTTCATTAGCATAAGTTCGTTCTCTCGCTTCTGCAAGTCAACGTTTGCCTTTACATTATTCTTTATCTTTTCGTAAGCATCACTTAATACCGGTGCGAGTGCTTTCCCTGCTTCGACTGCTCCCTCGATTGCCCAAGCAACTGGCACGGTGCCACGTACCAAGTCTTCAACTGCTTGCCCGGCAGCTTTAGCTGCTTCTTTGAATTCACCTTTGAATAGCAATGCAAAAGCATTCCCAAGGCCTTTAAATCCTTTCAACGCAAGCTCTATTCGGCTGATAAAGAAGTCTTTGATTGCATTACCTAAGTCCTGAAACCCTTGCTTTATCTTTTCAAGAGAAAGATTGGAAAGTTCACGGCCAAGTGCGATCACCCAATCAACAAATGTGTCAAACACAGCGCTCAAAGCAGCGACAATTACCTTGAGTTTCAGCGCACCATCCTCGGTCTTGGTGAAGTATGCTACAAGCGTTTGAATTAAGCCTATAATTGCAAACAGTGGGATTGATTTCAGCGACATGCTGAAGCCCTGAATGCCGCCTATTACACCTCTCAATGCAGGTATAGCGTCAATAATACTCTGTGTGTAGTTACCGACGTTTACATTGGTATTGCCGATAGAAGTTTGCAGCTTCTTATATTCCGCATCTTTCAATTTAATTTCATTTAATAACTTTCCACCTATCTCAGCATTCTCACGCTCTGCTGCGGATAAGTTGCTGTATTGGTCTTTCAGCTTTTTTAATTCTAATCCCAGCCTCTTTATTGAGCCTTCTTGCGCTTGCGCTATCTGTCTATTCAGCTGCGCTTCCTTAGCTGCATCACGCTGCGCTTCTTTCACCGCCGCAAGTTTATCGGCTTGTTCAATATAAGCCTTGCTTGTGCGCATCTGTGCTTGTTCAATTTGCTTCTGTATCTTCTCAAATTCAGACTGCGCAGCGTTTACTTCCTTCGTGGCAGTAACTAATTGCTGAACTTCAGTTGCTTTTTTTATCTGCTCAGAAACAACTTGCATAGAGCCGGCAATCTTTGCGGCAACCTTTAACACCTCCTCCATATTCTTGGCAAGCACAAGAGGTGCCGTGAGCAAATCATCAGAAAAAAAATCTTCTCTATTTATTTTGCTCATAATTACGAAGTTTAAGTTGCCTTAAATAACTATTGAACTCTGCTAACTTTATCTTTTCGTTGACCGAGAAGCCTACATTCATTGACAGCCAGGCCAGCATTGTATAGAAGTCGGTCTGCTCACTTTCGTTATTGAATTTTTTTTCGATATTGTTTTTCTTCGTAATTATCTGAGAGCTTAAAGCATTTATTCGATGTGCAGCAGCTATCAAAGATTCTTGGTATCTTTCGCTATCAGTCGTATCAATTAAAATACCGTTGCGCTTCAATAAATCTACCATACCTTTATCGTACTTAAACAGCAGGTAAGACAGCGCACTCTTCATTGTTAAAAAGTTAGCCATGGAAAGATAGTAGTCTTTCAATGTGAGCTTGTATACCGAAAGATTGCGTACGCCCGTGCTTTTCTCATTCTTTTCCAATATTTCTTCCCATGCCTTCATCAGTACGCTTTTTATTGGTATTCCGAACTTTACTAATAGCCTTAAATCTTTCTTATTGTTTATCTCAATAAATCTTTTCAGTGTTATCTCTTCATATTTGTAAGGCTTGCATAAGTAATTCGGTAAATTTCTGCCGCACCACAGCAGCAACTCTGTCTTTATTTTCTTTAGTAATACCAAAAATTTCTTCAGGTACATAACCTCTGTCTGCCAATTTCGCAAATATCAAATCCTTTTTTTTGTCGCTCGCATCAAACAGTACCGGAAACTTGTCAGTCAATAAAAAAAAGCTATTGTGAAATGCGCCTGTATCTTTTAACTGCCATGGGCCCGGTCGCTTACCGTATACAAAAACACTTCCAGGTGAATAATCCGGAAGAAATTCACCTTTCGATGTCTTTCCTTCCAGTAGCTGCTCAGTGTTTACTTGCACGATTTCCGGTTCGGCAAGTTCAATCGCTTCAAGCATCAGACGCTCAACGTCTAATGCTTTGATTTTTGCGAGCGTAGCTTCAAACTTATCCATATGATGCAGAATAACACTAAGTTAACCACAGCAGCATCAAGGATAGTAGCAGAAGAAAAAAGCAAGGCAAGCGGAACATACACGACATAAGTCGACAGCACCATACCTATGAAGAAGACAACAATCTCCGCCGCCTTGCTTTTGCCTTTCATGTCTTAAGTAACATTTATCTTCGCTACCTCTGCGCTGTATGGCTTGGTCAGCGTAGGTGCAGACAAGCCAATCTTCACAACGCTTTGCATCGAAGCACCTGTCAGTTTATACTGGCCAGGGTTCGCACCGGCAGTGATTGCAGGTGTTCCAACCGTTCCGAAGAACTGGAAGTCAGCAAGCACAAGCCCAGTGATTGGCGTACCGTCGCAAGTAGAGGTAACTGTGAAGGTAATCTCCAGAGCACCGGTCTGGCTACCTGCAATAGTTACATCTTGAATGCGAGGCAAGGTATAGAACCAATCAGCTTTCAGCATATAGCCGTTGCGGTCAAGCTCTTTGTTATTGCGCAGTGCAAGAACAATCGGGCTCTTGGTTGCAACGCTTCCATCACTGAAGACAAGCTTCTCGGTATGCAGCAATTGAATACTGTAACCGTAGAAGTTACCGGCGCTGTCTTTGGTTCCCATCAAGTTGCCTTCGTTGTCAAAGAGAAACGCACGGCCGCTCTTGGCTCTGTGTGTAAACATTGCCTTGTGCAGGCAGAGACTTTGAGCGATGTGGAACTTGAAACGGTAGTTACCATCCCGCACGTTCAGGTAAGACAGCGGCGTTTCATCATATATAGCCTCTTCGCTGATGTTTTCAAACATATCGAAATATGGCCATATATTAAACTCACCGTTCTGTTGTAAAGCCGAATTTTGCCAGAAGGTTTCATTACCTATCTGTGCAGGCGTGGCTTTGAAATCGTCCGATGTTACTATCATGGACGTAATAAGCCCTGGCAGGTCAATGCACTTGCCGGGCTTGAGTGGAATCTTGCGAATATCGCAGCTCATAGTTTTTAGCAGTTTAAAATGTTAATCTTTAAGTTAATAATCTCAATCGCATCCAGTGGGTCAGTAAATATCTGCTCCACATTTTTGTTGGTTTGCGATACACCCCAGAAAGGTCTATCTATCTTGGTATGCGGTGGCATGCTCAGCCAGCCACTCCAGTAGAATCCTTTCTTACGTAGCGCAATAAAGAAAGCAGAATAAATTGGGTAAAGGATTGGTTTGAATACATTAACATACCGCTGTTCAGCAGTGTAATTACGGTCAGTGTATTCAAGGATTGCCAAGTTAAGCGAATACTGATGCATCTTCCCGACAATAGTTTCCTCGAAGTCTTGCCGCAATGCAATCAGCGGATACTTGTCAGCCTTGTGCTTGTCCTGTTCTATTAGCATATTGGCAATTTCAAGCCGATGCCCGTGCAGGTATCCAATAGGCTTCGGGTAGTCAATCGCTTGCACAACTTCACGCATTCTATCAACCAACGCAATCATATGGACAAGTTGTTAACGTACCCAAATTCCGACTGCTTAACTTCGTCATAATTACCGACAGCTTCGATGAACTTATAGAAGCTCTTCACCTTATCCGTTGCTTCGTTGTAATACTGTGCGCAGGTATAAGAAGAGCTAACTATCTCAGCGTTCTCGGTATCTGTCCGGGCGTGGCCTGTGCCAACAAAGTTTGACACGATGTTAGTGCGTATCCAAAGCTGATAGAGGTATGGCAGTACGAAAGATTTTGCACCCTCGTACTTATACCATACCCCATCAACCTGGTAATCTTTACCGTTGATAAAGTCGACCCACTTAGGTGCGGTTTGATTCAGAACAAAAGCCTTGTAGCCATTGTAAGATAGCACCTTGATTAAATATTTTTCCTCCTCAACCGCAATAAAGTTATTCAGTTGAATTAAAAGTCTATCCTTATTCGGGATGACATAAGGAAAAACAAAATCGTTGGCGCTAACTATCATGGCTATTAAGGAATGTTCAGACCATTAAGTGCAGCAGTGATGTCAGTTACCTTCCTGAATGCCGTTGCGTTGATGTTCTTAATCAACAGCGCAAGCCTGGTTTCGGCAAGCATCGTTACAGCATTACGGACAAATTGGTTAGTTTGTTGACCAATTTCAACGGTCACATCACCCATCTGATACACAGTACCAAAGCGGAAGTCACCAACAAGCAGCGTATTAGCTGCAACGCGTCCAGTCGGTATTACTTGTATACCATCAATCACACGGCCATCAGGCGTTGCAAAAGCAGGCATAACGTAGTGTCCATCACTTGCCTTGCGAGTGCGCACACGCAGCAGGTCAACTGGGTTGACAAGCGCTACGTTAGGATTGTAAATCCTGTCTTCATTGTCGGTAATGCTCACCGCAACAGCTGCAATCAGGTCGTAGATGTTTGCCTGCGTGGTGATTTGCGTAGGCGTAAATGCCGGTGCAGTGGTATACACACCTCTCAGCTGCGGGCTTGTACCGTTACCGCTGTACAATTGCTGGTCAACAGCAAGCGATAGGTCAAGACGAAGCAAAGACTCTACTTCACTGGCAAGGAAATCCAAATCTTGCAGTGACTGCTTTGCAATCTCTGTCCATACGGCGATGGTTTCGAGCTTTACAAGTTGCTCTGTCCAGCTGTAATTAGCTTCAGGCTTAGCAGCAAGCTGTGCAGTCGGTGCAGCGGTTACCGTCCAAGCATCACGGTCGAAGTAACGGATAACGCCGTTGCTGTTAGGCGAAACCGTGCCCTGCTGGAACAAGCCCATAAGTTGAGGTTGTATTGTAGGGTAGTCGCCGATTTCAGCAAGCCTCATCGCAAGCGTGCTGTTGTTGAAAGATGCAGCGCTGATGGCTTTGTTTACCTTCAGATTGAAGCGCAGCTTCTCACCGCTCTGCAAGTTCTTGAGGCGGTCAGCGTGCTTGCTTAGCACCTTGGTGATGGTTTCGGGCTCTTCGTTCTTGCTTGCGATGAGCTCGTTGATTTTCATGCCTTGTGTTTCAACAGCTTTCTGAATCTCTTCAAGCTGCAATTTTGACACGAAATCCTTCACCATGTCAGTGAACTCATTTTTGGTAATTAGGCCGGCTTTGAGTTCGTCAACGGCCTGCTTCACGGCTTCTTTTGTCTTGCCGTTCAGCTCTTTCACAATGTTTTCAAGTTCCATTTTTTGAGTGGTTTAGAAAGGGTTAAAATTTTTGATAATATACTTGACCTGCTCATCAACACTTGCGAGTGGTACAACGACCGGCTCTGCTTCATTGTGAGTGGCTTTACCTGCATATAGTGTAGGGGTGATTGGATGTGAGCCAAGCACAACCGCACTACCCTCTATATGTCTTGCTTCAGTTACTGCGAAGAAGAAGCCTTGCTCTTCTGCTTCGGCAATATTAAGTACGTCGACCGAATATTTTTTCCAGTTAGCGTACTCTTCAGGATAGTTAGGGTCGTTAACTGCGAGGGATACTTTAATGTATCGCATGCCTACGCTGTGATTCCTAACTTGCCCAGTAAGATAGCGCTCAAACATTTCTGTCTTATCATTACGAGGTATTACAGCATCGTAAATAAGCGCTTGCGTTTCGCCTGGCGCATCAATTCCAAGCTCTCGCCAAGACATGTATTTTGCAAACACGTGCACATCCTGAGTTATGAGGCCCTCCCATTCGTTCTTGTGGTCTTTGAGTAAGACGTTATATTTGTTCTCTTTTAAAGATTTATTCCACAGTCCATTTATGTGTACGTCGCCGTGCGAATCCATGTAGTTGGTCGTATTAACCACTGCTCGCACACGAATTCTATCAGGTATATCGGCTGGAATAAGCGAAGGCGAAGCCACGTATTTGATGGCAATGTCTTCTTTCTCATGGAAAATTTTTGGCGGATAGTACGTACTGATTGAATCACATTTTTTTATTTCGAATTTTTTTACATTCAGTACGTACTGCTTGTTTTCGACAAGCCAAGCTATCTTGTCGGTGCAGCCTTTCGGAAGTATCTCATCTAAACGCATACACATTAGCAAATTTTGACACATAATTGTTCACACGCTTAGCAGCTTCACCACGAAGCCGCTCAACCTCCTCTTCCGGAAGTTTCTTATTGCTCTCTTGCTTATCAGCTTTGCCTTGTTCGTCCTTGCGAACAACGACGATGGTTTCTTTCTTTCTCATATCGTTAAAAATTTATTTACCTCTGCCCTATATTCTTCCGCTGTTATGATGCCATCACGAAGTAGCATTGAAAGTACCTCTATTCTTGACTTTAACATCTCGCTATGGATTTTTAGTTCGTCATTAAAGACATGTAGGTGTGAGTAGTCAAGTTTCAGTGAAGTACCGAACACTGAATTGAAGCCCGCTATCCATTCGTTAGCTTCGGGAATAATGGTACGAATGAAAAAGCCTTTTTCTGCCTGGCGCTGATTCTCATACGTTGCACCTTTTTCACGAACTAACAAGTCAGCAGGTACGCCGTAGCGGTCTAAGATTTTTGCAAGACCGTCTTTCGCTTCTTCAAAAAGTCCAAGCCTATCAGGGCTGACGTTCATCTGAATGTAGCCAAGCGGCTTATTGCTCATGATGAGCTGATTCTGATTGCTCAGTAGGCCGTAATTATTTCGATATTGCTCCTGAATGCGCTTCTGCTCTTCTTCTGTAAAGTCAAGCATACCGGCAGCGTCCTTGGCGTTGTTATACAAGATACCGAGTGCGCCTCTGGATTTAATGATTACGCCTCGGCTTTCGTAAGCCCTTGCAATGTTATCAAGTACACATCTAAGCTGAACGACAGGACTCTCACCTGTCAATTGTTCAGGTGTGCGGTTCTCGACAAAATGCAGGACGTTCTCTCGTTCGAGCTGCCTTGTTCCGATAGTATATGTTACTGTCGGCTGGTTAAGTAGATAATATTCGCGGCTTTCTTGCTTAACTTTTACCAATTGAGATGGCAGAACATATAATGCATAAACGCTGCTGCCGTTTGTTACCCCGAAAGGGCGAAGCAGGTAGATAAATTCATTACCGTAAATCAGCCGCTGGATGTGCGCCGTGCGCATGAATTCGGCGAATGTCTGATACCAATTAGGGTTCTGGAACAGCTGTAAATATCTTTCATCTGATGGCTTGGTTGCGACTACTTTAGCAGAAGCAAAAGCCCTGGCACGAAGGTTTATGACCGTATTTAGTTCAGGAACCGATAAGTAATACTGATAAAGTTCTGAGTAGTAAGATGTGCCGATAGTGGTACCGATTGGCCATAGAAACCAACTGCTGGGAACAGATTTTTTTGCGAAACGCTTAAAAAATTTCAGCATCTAAGGCATAAAGTATGGGTTTATTCGTTTGCGTTTGAATTACTTTTCTTATACTCATAGTAACAAGCGACACTAAAAAAAATGAAATTACATGCGATGGCGTAGTTTTCAAGACCGAAATAGTGCAGGAACACTGCTACGGCTAAAAAGGCCGCTGCGGTTTTAAAATTTTTTTCCAAAGTTAAGCCAGCAATGCCAATCGCAAAGGCGTAGAAAAAGATTGATATATCGAAGGGAAAGAAAACTGCAAGGAAGTTCAAGATAGAAAGCACTGTGTAGATGCGGGTCTGGCTCATGGTTTAAAAATTTTTTTAAGACATAAGTTGTCTAACGCTTCAAAGGTAGATAAATTTTAAAATCAAATGCAAGTGTAGTTTCAAAAGTTAAATTCTTGTTTAAAATTTTTTCTAAACCTGGAAAGATTGCCCAGTACAGCCATCCTTACCGCATCCCAGAAGTGGTTGAAGTCGTCTTCAGGCTCATCAATTGCGATGCCTTTGACTACCTTATACCGGTAGGCATTTTGCTCGGCCATCGCATCTTTGTCTCGGACGATATTGAGTTTAAAATTTTTTAAAATACCAATCGAGAACTGAATAGTACCTGGTGCCGTGTTGGCAGCGTATACTTTGAAGCCAGCCCTTCGAAGCTCTGAGATAAAGGCCCTATTGCCATAATCACCCGACGGGTCTGCCCATACCGGTGCCTTGCCTGCATGCTGAGCTATCACCGGTGCGAGTTGCTGAACGCTGGGCGTAGGGGCGTAGAATAGGTTCTGGATGTATAATTTTTCGCCGTCCAAAAAAAGTTTAACAAGGCAGCTTGGTGAATTAGTATACCCAAAGTCAAGGCCGAACATAAGCTGCTCGGGTGGGCATTCCGGGAACTTGTCAATCCAAGTAACATAAGGAAATATCAGGCCTTCGGGTGCTGCTCTTTCACCTCGGCCCATGACAGCCCACATGTACGGGTCTGCGGTGCCGGCTTGAATGTTCTCTTCAATAGGCTCGTAGCTTAGAATTTTTTTTAGCTCGCCTTCTGAGATGTAAGGGTTATCAATGAACGTAGTTCGCAGCGTTGCCACGTCTGAACGCTTGTGTATGTTATCGTATATCCAGTGGTTGAGGTACTTAGGGTTGTAGTCCATCCACCAGAACTTGCGGCAGCGTTGTTCGACTTGATTGAATACTTCCTTTTTTATCTCAAGTGCCTCGTTGAAGTAAACAAAATCCGAGCCTACGCCCTGAAAAATGCGGTCGTTATCAGCGCCAAGAAATATGATTTTATTGGTAAACAAGTCGAATTTATGAACTTCTTGCCTATTGGCGAAAGGACTCGGAATGCCGAACATCGGCAGCCGGCGGTTGAAGTCTTCGTAGAGAGTAGTCTTGAAAGAGTTGTAAGTCTCACGAATGATTAAAAAAGTCTTGTTCTGAACGACGGCCGAACAAAGCCAGATAATGAAGTCGATACTTGACCATGTTTTGCCGCTACGGCTCCCACCTTCCAGTACAACGCCCCGCTTTTTTTTCAAATACTGTTCTCGTAGGAATAATAAATTCTTGTTTACTTTCATTCATTGTCGGGCTCATTTGAATCTTCACTTGTCTTGCCGAAGGGAAACAAGCCGGCTACCGCTTCTCTTTGCGTCAATACGTGCTCGTGCTTAGTTGCAGCGTATGCGCCGTCCATCTTATTCAAGATGTCCATTGCACGTTGCCTGTCTCTTTCTGTTATGATTCGCTTGCGGCCGTCCGGTAGTGTTAAGATTTCAATATGCTGATTGCCGACTTTTTTTAAGTCAGTTGGCGCATTAACAATGAAACTGAGGTATTCCATACGTTCGAGGCGGCTCATGATATTTTTTTGTATTTCTTTTGCTTCTTTCTCGATTCTTTGCATTACTTTTTCCTGTACAAGTTCGAGTTCTTTTTGATATTGAATTTCAGCATCACGAAGGCGTCGGTCGAAAGTTCTTACGCAGATATTTTGCCAGTTTTTGAAAAAATTTTCAATAATTTGAGCTCTATTTGCTCCTTTTCTGAGCATTTCAACTATGAAGCTTATCTGCGCTTGTTCATGTGGTTTTTTATGTCTGCCCATAAGGTTTACCGTTTCGTTTGATTTCAAGCGATGGGTCGAGATTTCGCATGCGGTTGATGATTATCTGACAGTATTGTGGTGATATTTCCATGCCGTAACATTTGCGTTTAAGTTGGTGGGCGGCAACCATTGTTGTGCCTGTGCCGCAGAATAAATCTAAACAACTTTGTACGCTAAAGTTTTCAATGAAATAAGCAGCAAACGCAATTGGAAATGTAGCTTTATGAAATTTTGAAAACTCTTTATCTTGTCTGCTTTTAATGAAAATAATGTTTTCTAAATTGCCTCTAAATTTTTTAACACCTATTCTTCTTGTAGCACTTTCACCAAACACATAAACAAATTCAAATCTACTATTTAGTACATTATCACACATTGCTGGCTCTGCTTGCATTTTATCCCAAATAATGTAATCGCAAAACCATTCTTTCATATCTGCCAAGTATTCAATTAGTGTTATTTTATTACCTGCTACCGATTGAACATTTACAAAAGAAAATATTGAATTTAGAACAGCATTTTTAGTGGATCGTTCCAATAATTGCAAATACTCAATAGCACTCTTATTATCGCTATCGTTTTGATATTTCTGCTTATTACCGTTTGGCGTTCTACCTACGTTGTAAGGTGGACTATGAACTGTTATATCCGCTTTCTCTCCATTCATCAATTTAGCCACGTGTTCGGCATTTGTGCTGTCACCGCAAAGTAATCGATGTGGGCCGATTTCAAATAAGTCACCTGGAACAATATCTGTTTCAATTTCTTCAGGTATTTCATAGTTATCTTCTGATGCTTGTAATTGAGTATTTTTAATTTCAAGTCCTAATTCCAAAGGCTCAATTCCGACCTCTTCGCAGACAACCTCTGCGACCTCAAGGTCTTCAACATAGTTATGCTTGGATACTGTATTATCAAGTATTTTCATTTTAGCGCCTTCTGGACTGTTAATATCCAGGTCAAGGCGCTGCACGACAACAAGTTCGTCGCCGGTTGTTTCCACTACTTTAACCTTGTTGATGCCAAGCTCTTCGCACTTTTTTACGGTTTTATTGCCAGCGATAAGAATACCGTTTTTATCCGCAAGCACCGAGCGTCCGGCACCAAGTTCTTTGAGTGATTTTTCGAGCAGCTGAGCACCATATTCGCTACCTTTGTTGATGTTCTTTTCGTCAAAGACAAGGTCTTGGAGCTGTTGAATTTTCTTTGCCATATTATGCAGTGTAGTTTTGTAATTTCTCAAATTCGATAACACATACCAGTGGGTTTTCGTTCCAAGCGTTATCGCCGTGTATATTGTTCCAGAGTTCCTCAAACATTGCAATCATAAGTGGGTAATAGCCGATAGTGCTGTTTATACCTTCCGCTCTGAGGTCTTGTTCTGAAATATCATGCAGTCGTTCTTTTCGTACGTTCGTAACTTTGAGAAATAATCTGGCGGCATCTTTCGGCATGAAAATGCTTGGCCGCCATTTTATTTGCAACTTTTCAAGTTCTTGATAATTAAAATCTGCTTTGTAGATATAACTATCACCTTGTTTCGAATAAGTTTCCTTCACATATAACGTATCGCCTTTCTGTATACGGCACTCTTCATCTAATTCAGAAGCAATGCGCCGTGTTTGAGTTTTTATTCCCGCTTTAATTGCTTTGACCATTTCGGTTGAAAAGAGTATTGACTTCATATGGTGCTGATTTAGGACAGCTTATGGATTCGAACCAAGACCTCCCAGCGAAAAACGCCGGGCGTGCTACCGTTACACCAAAGCTGCCATGTGAGCACCCTGCTGGAATCGAACCAGCGACCTACTGATTACAAGTCAGCTGCTCTACCAGCTGAGCTAAGGATGCTTTGGGGCACCATGCGGGACTCGAACCCACGACCTGGCGGATTAATTCCAGCCGCTCTACCAGCTGAGCTAATGGTGCACCGAGGCCGCCAAAAGAGTGCCTCGATGCAAATATAAAAAATGGCAGAAAAGGGGCCGCTGCAGGTGTAGGGCACCCAATTGGGGGGGTCTTTGGGGGGTAAAAAACCGTAAAAAACCGCCCAAAAAGCGATTTTTTTTAAAATTTTTTCTGCCTGAGTATCAATGAGTTAGCTAATTTTTTAAAAAATTTTTTAGAAAAGACTTGACACCTATATAAATATTTATATATATTTGTATCGTAATTGATAACCAAAAAAACAAATGTTAAACCTTAAAACAAAAAAAGCCATGAAAACCAATGCAAACATCATCTTTAAGAACGAAAACCTTGAAGTTTTTTATCAAGTTGGCACCAATCCGAGAAACGGCGAAGCCAAAGCCATCAAAGTCAACTGCAAAGCCGTTAACCCATTCGATGGCAAAACTTACGAAAAGTATGCAGGCTGGCTTGGCAAGACGCTTACGTTGCATGTCGGTGCAGAAACGCCCGGTTATATTTTTGATGCCGCGTGTAAACTAATCGCAAAACACAAAGCTGAAATTTTAGCTGCTGTAATTTCAGTTTTGCGCACAAAAGGCCATGAACGCCGTGCGAATGAATTCAAAGAATGCAATGCGGTTGCAGCTTAATTTAAGCAAAAATATTGGCCCGGCATATAGCCGGGCCTATTTAAAACTCAAAACCCGAACAGTCATGAAAACAGAACTTAAAAAACTCGAACAAACAACATAGACCAGTTTTTAAAAGTCTATACCCGGTACTGTGAAAAAACCGGCCGAAATATAGATACGGCTGGCTTTTACCTTGACGACTTGGTGAAGCATATTTCAATTTGCTATGAAGAGTATGAGGACATATTAACTGTTTAACTCTTAATGTTTAACCCTTAACCCAAATAGTCATGAAAACCAAACTTGATGCAATCCGTGAAACACTGCGCAATCTTGAAGATGAGCAGTTTGTGCAAGTGTACAATCGTTTCTGCGAGCTCAAGGGCTGGCAAGAAATGATGCTACTGGAAAACACTGAAGAGAACCTGCAGATGCTTCTTGATGCAGGCGGTGAGACAGTTAGCTACGACCCGAAAGACAAGTACATTTACTGTTCTAACCTTCGCGGTTCTATTAGGACAACCAGTTGTCCAGTATATCCTATCTATGATGATTACGATGAGTTTGTTGGTCATATTGATAGCTTCTATTTTGAATACAAGGACGTACTGCCGCTAACAACTTATCAGCTGCAGCTGAAAGCCCCTCATGGTAATGAAAAGTATCGTGAGCTTTATTATGACCTTGAGGAAGCTGCAGAGGCTGCATTAGATGAGCTGGAAAGATTGGAAAGAAGCTATCCGGATTTCGACAAGCAGCTTGAAACTAAGAAGCAGAACGATTTGATGTTCAACTCGGAATGGGCATGGAATAAATGCCGCTTCGACCTTGAACTGTGCAAGTACGTTGGCGACGATATTGAAGAGTTCAAGCCGGAGGATTTCGAGGACATCAGGCATGGCAAGGATTTCGCCGAACGCTTCGAGACTAATGGTTGGGCTGTTTCCAAAAAGTCGTTCTGGAATGAGCGTTGGTAACTGATTGCCCCGGCACTGTGCCGGGGTATGTTTAAAATTTAAATGGTAAACCATATGAAAAAGAAAATTAACTCTTGGGGCCATACATTAAGACCCTTAACCGAGGAAGAGGTGCAGAGGCAGATAAGTGATGGTAAACGAATTTATAAAAACGTTTGTCATGAGATTGCAGTAAGATATGGTGAACAGCACTTTATCAATTTTGGGCGCCGTTGCCGTATTTCAAGCAAGTGTAAGAATCTGAGCGTATATATGCTCAAATATTACTACATCACCGGCCGCAGAGGTAATGTGAGCTACGCTGAGAAGCCTATATGTGAAGAGCATGCAAGGAAGTATCAAAAAACCCAGATAACCATGAAAACGCAACTTGAAGCAATTATTCAACAACTCAATGAGATGGACGATTACCAATTCGTTGAGGTTTACAACCGGTATTGCGAACTTACAGACAGTCCTGAGTTTATGATTTACGATAACTGTGTTAAGTTCTTCGATAAGCTGCAAGAATCTATGTCGGCTTATGAGATTTTTGATAGGCTCATAGGTGGATTTCGTCCAGAGGACAAGTTCTTCTACATGGAACGTGAAAGAAGTGGCTTTTTCCATTCCACAGACTATCCTAAAGATGCAATGAAATATCAGATGGAAGATATCGCAGAGCATATCCTGAATAATCAGGATGCGTACGCAGATATCTTCCAACGCAAGCAAAAGACAAAAAAAGTCTACGGTATAGCCTTACAATATAAAGGCAGAATTGGATATTTAACCACTAATAACGATGGTGATTTTTCAATTACCGAAATTGTTGATGATGCCATCGTATTCGAGACTGAAGCGATGGCACTTATGATTTTGCAATCTTTAAAGCCGATTGCGAATAAGCATGGTGCACTCGCTGGTTTATTTATTGCAAATTTTAAACCAAAAGAAAATGAAGACGATAAAAAAAATGATTGACCTAAAGCCCGCAATCGCAAGGACGATTGACGACATGGCGTTGAATTACGGTACGTACGGCAAGAACTTAATCGAAGCCGTGGTTGAAGAACTTGCCAATACTGGCAAGGTTGAGAGCCTGGATAAGCTCAAATTTCGGTCACGTAATAAAAGGAAAAAAACGTAGACGTTTATGAGCAAGCAGCAGCAAGAGAAGCAGAAGAACAACGCAAGTGTTACTATTTATCTGTATTATGCAGGTACGTATGTTATGAAATACGAGAAGCTAACACGTCAAGAAGCTGACATCCTTCTAAGAAAGTGGAACAGTGTGCAATATCCTGGATGGTTAGCCAAGGAACAGTAACACTTTAAGCCCCGTTTGTTCGGGGCTTTTTTATTTCGTAATCAACTTTGAATTCAAAAAAATAATGCCCGCCAGGTATCTCAAGCACAAGTCTCATATCCTCTGAATCAATTAAATGCTTATTTGATTTTATTGCTTCAATTATTATTTCATTATTTTTATTACCGTTCGTACTTAATATCAATTCGTATACACCTTCTTTTTTTTTGGTTATTTCAAATCCATCATCTTCAAAGTACCAACCATGCCGCAGAATATCGAATACAAAATACCACGCTGGTAAGTCATAGCAAGGCTGGTAATTTTCTAAAAATTCAATCCAGTCATTTGTCGGCTTGCCTTTCCAGTCAAATAAGTATTTTGGTATTTTCTGCATATCAAATCTGCGTTGCTGTATCTATATAGATTTTTATTTTTACGAATAAATATTTTCCAGATAAAAAATATCTAATATAAGCAGCACTGTTATTATTACTGCTATTGGTGCATTGAATCTTAACTTTGCTGTTTTTCATTCTTGCTGTCCATCATAAGCCACTCTTCAAACGATATACTTGGCCCTTCTATTCTTGCATCGTAAGTTTCACGCATCCACTGCCGGCGCAGTTCCATAGTGATGGCGTATTCCTCGTCGAAGTGATACTGCTGACGTGGTGGTTTTTCCTGGCCTTCTTGTTTGATTTCTGCATCACTTATCGGTCGTACGTTCTTAACTTGAATTTTTGAAATCTCTTCCAGAAGCTGGTTTAAATATTTGTCAATTTTTTCTCGGTCTGTTACCGGTATATCGTATTCGGTTTTGTCGAGCTCTTCTTTCTGCTTTCTTATCTGCTCTTCTTTGACCTGGTAGAATTTTTCGTTGTACTTGTGCATCCATTCCGAAATAACTGAAATATCATAGCGGTATACTTGGCCATATTGCGAAGTGCAGCCGTACTTCAATGCGAGGTTGATGTCATCAATGCTCATGCCGGGGAAGGTTTCCACGATGATTTCAGCGTAAGCAAGCGCTTGGCCTTCTTTCAAGTTTCCTGAAACGTTCAGTAGATTGCCGTACTTTAGAATAAGGATTGCGACCGTGTTAACGATTTCCTTTTTGCTTGCACCGTTGTTGATTAAGTTCTGAATTGGTGAGCAGTTCTGTGCCTTGTAAATATCAGGTGCAAGGTTCCGGATTACTTTATCGTACTGCTTGCTGTTAATGAGGCTAACAGCCTGAATGCTGTATTCGTTGTATTTTTGGATTTGCATTTTTTTATCTCGTTAATTTTTCTTTTTAAATTTATTTAAAGGTCGAGAAATTTCTCTGAACCATTCATTTAATGTCTTACACATTTCTTCTTCTTTACCTTTTACACTAATTATCCACTCACCACCATCGTGCCATATAGTGTATTGATATTTTGTATCTAATTCTATTTTAGAAGTTTTTTCATTTTTTTTATTTTCATATTTTTAACGATTTACAATTTTTTGCAACTCATCAGCCCAGAAGATATTTCCGCTTGTATTCTGATTTGTTTTTCTTGGTGGCCACAATCCAATCCAGCCGTTGCATATCGAGCGTTCAATTGAAGTGATGGCCTGCTGCTCTGATAGACTTGCAAGCATCTTCAGCTGCCGTGCTGCTGACATCTTTGTTACTGGTTTCTTTAACTCACGGCTTCGGTATTGTAGCCAATTATTCCACGCTTGCCTGAATCTTTCACCGTGAGGAAGCATCTGGATAACATTCGTTTTTTCTGGCTCCTTACGTGGTTTTTTCTGTTTAATATTCAGAAAAAAAAACTGTTCATCGTAATCAAATAGATTAAATTTTTT